TACTCCCCCTGTTCCTGAGTTGCCGATACCTAAAACTCCTCCATCTGGTGTGGTAGTTCAGTGTCCCACACCAGCACAAGCAGCAAAAGAACCTGTTGGCACATACATTGAGGGGTTCAGAAAGAAAGTTACTGACTATCAGTTGATTGGCAATCAGTGTATTCAGATCACAGAAAAAGTTCCCATCCCAGAACAAATCATTGCTGGTCTTCCTAGTCCTGGATCTGTTGTAACCACTGGTGGTATTGCTGTTGTTGCTACAGCATCAGCACTTATGGCAAAACCGCTGGCAGATATCCTACTAAAGGTTATCAAACCAACGATTAAAAAAGTTATGAAAAAGATTGCTACTATCAGGGGGAAGACACCTGAGGTTTTATCTGTAAAGGAGCGCCAAGATCTTCAGCGCGAGAGGACTGAGGCAATTCGATCTCTGAAGAAGGTCTTGAAACCGAAGGGATAGAATGAGTGTGTGGTGCTATGGCATTTTTATTCATCACAACTACATCAGCACATACTTTATAGTAAGGTGATTTAGGATGAAACATAATACCTTGCTTCATTAATTCACCACAATTTTTTAATCTTGCAATCTCAAAATCTAATCTCTTGTTAGCAGCTTGTTGCTTCATCAATGAAATGTTAGCAGCAGCTGCTTCCTTACACTGGTCTTGGAGTTTTTTATCTTGTGGGATACTCCAGGTAGCACTGACACCTAATGAAAGATTATAGTTATCCTTCTGTCCTGTTCTGGTAGGAACAGTATATAAGATGTTGCCAGGATTATCTAGAGACCCATCATCATTCAGGTCTCTCATATCATATACTGGGTCATTATAATAAGGTTCATAAGGTTTCTGCATTGAACCAGAACCAGTAACAAATGGAGTTATGTTTAAAGTTGGTCCCTGACACTGGATTCCACCACCATAGGTGTTGGTGATGTAGGGACCTTGAAGGACTTGGATGGCTTGATTAGTGACACTACCAGATGAATTAGCCACAGGAGCAGCAGTGGCACTCACCCCACCAACTGTTTCAGCAATAGCAGAAGTAGGAGATAAACTAATACAGATTCCACTGATTATTGTGTGAAGATACTTGTTGTATCTGTGATGCTTTGAATTTCTGTTGTTCTTTGAATTATTGTTTGATTGCTCAGACCTGGACCCTGATAGGTTTCTGTGAACTGAAACGCTGCTCCTGGTGTTGTTTGTGTGAATGTTGGTTTGCTTGTTACTCCAGTCCATGATGATGTCACCCCATCTATAGTTACATTAGTTGCTCCAGTTCCAGGTGAAAGATTACCTGATACTGAGATTCCACTCCCAGTTACAGAGTATTGATACCCTGTGTTATAGTCTATTGAATTTATAGTTTCTGTTACTGTGCTTGTTGTTTCTGTGTGGGAGGTCATGGATCCCTGTGTAAAATTAGGGACTACAGGGACAGCTTGTGCTGCCCCATGCAAAGCACCCAAAATTAATCCAAGACCAATTGCTTCTGATAATCTAGTCATGATTATTTACTAGATTATCTGATAGTGATTTCAGACACAAATTGTCCTGTTGCTGAAGTTCCAGCACCACCAGCAGTCAACGACATTGTGCCAGCAGAATCGATGCTGCCAGCGAGAGACCCAGCCACCCCGCCAGCAGTGGTTGTGACACTTCCAAATGCGGGTAGGGTTCCAACCACACCACTAGAAACGGTTGTTCCTGTTGGGATTGCATCTCCTGAGTTGAATGTCTCAGTAAAAGAAAAGGCACTCCCATCAGTGGTTTGAGAATATGTGCCAGCATTCATAGTGGCAGCAGCAGTTCCTGAAGGTGCTGTAAGACCGCCAAGAGTAGCAGAGACATTAGAACCACTTACAGAATAGGTAGAACCCAGACGAGTTGCCTGAGAAGCAGAAGCATCAACAGTCAGTTGAACGCTAGAACTATGTTTTGTAATAAGATCAGCATTTGCAGGTGCTGCCATCAGTAACATTCCAAAAGCAATCAATGCTCTTTTCATACAACTAATTATAGAGTCTGTATTATTTAGACTAAAGCAAGTGTTGTGGATCCTACACCAACTACATTAAATACAATTCCAATTGGTAGTCCACCAGGAAAACCACCAGTATCAAAATCTATTGTTACTGAATAAGGACTTTCTGTGCTAATAAATCCTTTGCGAGCAGTAACAATACCAGATGACTCTATATTTCCAACCACATTCAATTGAATGTTTTCATTTGGAGTATCTGTACCAATTCCAACTGCTCTAGTAGTAGATAATCCAGTTGATCCTGGAGCATTTGTATAAATCCAATTAGTATCACCTGCTGGACCTTGAGGACCTTGGAAACCTTGAGCACCATCAGCAGGACCTTGCACTCCCTGTGCACCCTGAACTCCTTGGAAACCTTGAGATCCTTGAACACCTGTAGCACCCTGGAATCCTTGGTTTCCTTGAGCACCCTGAACTCCCTGATTACCTGGGGGTCCTTGAATACCCTGTGCTCCTGGATCACCAGGAGCTCCTTGTACTCCTTCTACACCAATAAATCCTTGGAATCCTTGGAATCCTTGTGGTCCAATTGCTCCTTGTGGTCCACCAGGAAGTCCATCATTTCCATTAGCTCCTTGTGGTCCTATTGGTCCTTGTGGTCCACCAGGAAGTCCATCATTTCCACTAGGTCCTTGTGGTCCAGTTTCTCCTTGAGATCCTTGTGGACCCTGAAAACCTTGAGGACCTTGAACACCTTGAGGACCATCTGCACCAATATATCCTGCAGTTCCTTGTACTCCCTGAAAACCTTGAGAACCTTGAGGTCCCAGTTCACCCTGAGGTCCAATGAATCCTTGTGGACCTTGAACACCTTGAGGACCTTGAACACCTTGAGGACCTAAAAATCCTTGAGCACCTTGAGGACCACCAGGAAGACCAGCACCACCCTGAGGTCCAACCAATCCCTGAAAACCTTGTGGTCCTAATTCACCTTGAGGACCTTGGAATCCTTGAAATCCCTGAAATCCTTGAGCACCATCAGCAGGTCCTTGAACACCTTGAGCACCTTGGAATCCTTGAAATCCCTGTGGTCCTCTAAGACCCTGAGTAACAGATGAGGTGTATTCTTGACCTCTTATCTCAGAAGCATAATTCTTATTTGGTATAAGGGATACCTTAAAATATTGATCTGCCATTATGCAACACCTGGATCTACTCTAATACTTCCCTCAGCAATTCTAGTTTTAAAATTAGTTGAAGTATTTGTTATCGCAACATCATAAACAAAAGCACCACTAAGTGGGGCAGTTTGTTCTGGAGTTAAAGAAATTTCTAACTTACCATCAGTTGCAGGAGCAATAGTTGTAGTTGCAAAACTGACAGTAGTTGGAGAAGTAAAATCTTTCTTTAGTTTTGCCTCAATGGTATAGTCTGCTAAATCAATTTTATTATCATCTTGATCTGTCACAACAAATCCTGCAACAAAACTAGACCTTTGATTAACAACTAAGTTTATTTTTACTGGAGCAGTCATTAATATTATAGTCTTTAATAGTACTATTTAGATTATTCTGAAGCAGAATAATATTCTGCTGGAGGATGTGCAAAATGATATAACTCACCTAAGATCTTACTCAACTCATCATACCTTGCAGTATCCATATGTTGTAAACTTTTTACTTGTTCCTTTCTAACAATTGATTCTACTTCTTGCCATTGTCTATTTGTCATTAATTTACTCCACTAGAGTTCCATGTGCTCTACGAATTTCTCTGAGTTCCTCAAAGTCTTTCTGTTTGGTTCCACCATCATATGCCCAGGCATATCCTTCAGTAATCATTTGCTCATTGAGGGAGAGTTCTGCATCTCCAATGTAGAGCCACCCGAGAAGACGCCCATACTTGCCCATACCGCCAACAAGCTCAGTCCTAATAATGAGATCATCGTCACCAGAGATAGCACCTTCAAGCTTGTCCTTAAGCCAGTTGGTGGCATCGTATCCCAGTGCCTTCTCTTCATCATCTTTAGTTCGTTTTTCTGGAGTGTCAACTCCTGCCACTCTAACTCTTTCTTTTTTATATAAGTCAAAACCCAAGTCAATCGTGACATCAATTGTATCTCCATCAAGAACTCTATTGATCTCGATTACTCTAAAATTGTAGCAGCTCTTCCTGCTTGGTGGTGTCATTGCTCCCATTACTTTTTCTTTCCTCCATTCTTAGCTTTCTTTGCTGTTGCGTTACCTTGGTTCTGCTTCTTGTTGTTTGCAGTGCCCTTCTTGCCCTTGTTCGCGGACTTGGACATCTTCTTCTAATTCCTTAAATGATAGGCGTAGAATATATATAACACAATATAGAGTAAATGCTAGTCCACAACAGAGAAGTATGATGACACTCCAGACTGGTTCTTCTGTCATCAGTCACAGTCCTTCATCATAGTGGCAACATCTCCACCAATATCAGCACCCTTGTCTTGTGCAAACATTGCTACCCATCCTGCTGCTAACCATCCAACATAAGGAATACCAGTAAACCATGGAGCAGCTGCAGCACCTAAACTAGCTCCCACCATTCTCCCTGCATTTTCTCCACCACCTTCCGCCTTGATACACTCTATCTTTTGGGCAGTCAACTTTCCCACTTCACCACCCTGGAGATGTCTTGCTCCATCCATAGTATATTCTTCTTGCTGAATGATATTAGTCTTACCACCAATACCAAAGAATCCATTCTTCTTATCAATTATTTTTGAAGTGCCCATAACCTTAGGATCATTGGCACTATAATTAATTTTATATCCATCCTTTCCTGCTTCTACTTGATATGAAGTATAGTTTCCAACAGGAAGGTTTATGATTGGAAGTTGATCTCTACTTAGAATGTGACCTAAAATTCCCAGGTGTGCAACACCAAAAAAGGTCCCCACAGTGAGTGCTACCCACTTAAATGGAGACCTTGTAGTTGTAGTCTTTAATGTTTTTTGTTTGGGGTCCATAATTTTTTGGAGGAATGAAAAGGTTCCCAGTGCTCCCAGCCATATTTATGGACAAAATAAATGCCCATTATAGGAACAATGATTAGGGCATATGACATAATGCCAAGTGCCCATGGATTCTCCATCACATGTCTAACAAAAACATTCATTACTCTGAAAAAATAGAAACTAAAAAGATAAACACACCAAACATACAAAAGAAAAACAGTATTCCTAGTTGAACTGCCATCCTTGTTCTAAGTCTTTTAATTCTGAATAATATTCACATGGATATTCCATAGCAATTGGATCACCATTTATCATCATATCAGTTCTACAAATTCCATTGCCAATTTCCATATGACCAACAATAAAAAGAGTCATTAATAACATGGGTTTATACCGTAGGCATGATAGGGGGTTCTTGTTTCTTATCTGGAGCAACACCAGTGATCTGAATTGGTGCTTGTTCAATACGAATAGTTTGAGCAGGTGCAGTTTGTGCTGCAGCAGCAATCAGTTTTTCTAGATCTGCTTTGGAGACACCTCCACCAGCAGCACCCATCTTCATTGTACCATCACCAGATTTCTTTGCAGTCTGAACACCAAAGGTAGCTAAAACCCCAGTAAAGACAGATGCAATGAAAGTGGGATCAAGTTTCTGCTCAGGGATACCAAGAGCAGCAGGTAATTTAATGTATGCAAGAGTGAGAATACCACCAGACCAGATAAGAATACCAAGTCTAACCATTGTGCTGATTGCTTCTAACTGACCTTCATGATCATCAGCAGCTGCTTTCAGCTTACCTATAAAACCTTTCTTTTTTTCTTCCTCTTTCAGAGGTTCTTTTACTTCTTCTGGCATTAGTATAGGATGACATGCAATCCTATTTATTTTTTTAGATCTGGAAAATAAGTTTTATATAATTCTAATGCTTCTTGATGTCTTCCTTTGTTGGTGAGATTTTTTACTTCTTCCAAAATCCTTTTCTTGAATTCCTCTGAAGGTTCTGCCATTATGGGAGAATTCAATGGACTAGGATATTTATTAAAAAACCCCCTTTCAGGGGGTGTATTTACTGTCAGCAAATCACCAAATTCCAGGAATGAGTTGACCAGTTGTGAGGTAAGAACCAACACCAGCAACAAAACCAATCATTGCCAGGCGTGCATTGAGGATCTCTGCCTCAGGGGTGAATCCAAATTTGTCCATTTTAGTTCTCCTTAGTAATGTTTGTGAAGTTTAGGGGCAAGGTAAGGACGACTAAAGACTTCTGAAATAGGTAAAGTTTTTAGTTCTTCCTTTTGTTCTGGAGAAAGGGATCCCCAGCGAAGTTTAGCAAGGATATATTTAAGCATCAATCTTTACGAGCATAAGTTTTTAGATATTCAAGCACTGTCTGTGGATCACTCACTTCATAAGGATCATCAGGACAGTTTCCAACCTTTCCAGGTTCTTCAAAGAGTTGTTCAATCTCACCATCATTAACAACCATTGCATACCTCCAGGATCTATGACCAAATCCTAGGTTCGCTTTAGTGACAGACATACCCATAGCATAAGTAAACTCACAGCTACCATCAGGGATAGGTTTGACATTTTTAATTCCTTGCTGTTTAAACCAAGCATTCATTACAAAAGAATCATTTACAGAGAGGCAGTAAATTTCATCAATACCAAGTGCTTGGACATCCTCATACATTTCTTCATATCCAGGAAGTTGGAATGTAGAACAGGTAGGAGTGAATGCTCCAGGAAGAGAGAATACAACCACACGCTTGCCAGAGAACAAGTCAGAAGTGGTTACTTCTTTCCAATAGTATAGGTCAAATTCCTCATCATGGTGACGAGTTTTGAAAGTTACTTCAGGTACTTTGCTCATTGTTTGGTTTACTTGGTTCAAAAGGTGTACGAGTTTTGTTTTTAATTACAATAAAGGCATCACTTTGGTAAGTAGTAGTCCCAAATTGTTTTGCCCATTTAGGATTAGCATCTGGTGGTTGTTTGATACCACTGGTAGCAACACCACCAATTTCAATTACAATATCATCACTTGCAGTGTCCCATCCAAGAACACTCATTGCTTTGATTAAAGAATCTTCAGTGAGTACAGTCACAGATTCTCTTCCTGCTCAGTCAGGATGACACAATCAGATGTTGGATATGCAACACAAGTGAGAACATAACCATCTTCCATCTGTTCATCATCAAGGAAAGACTGTTCACTATTATCTACGGTGCCAGAGATGAGTTTTCCTGCACAAGCTGAGCAAGCACCTGCTTTACACGAAGAAGGAAGATCAACACCTGCTTCTTCTGCTGCTTCAAGAATATACTGATCATCTGCACATTCAATTTTGGTTTCAGACCCATCAGGGGATTGAAGGGTAACACTAAAGATAGTCATTAGTAAGTTTCAGATAATTGGTTTACTGAGTGTGCCAACAAAACAAAGAAGGCAACTGAAGTAATTGTAAAGATAAATGGAGCCATTGTCAAGAGATTCCAAAGAACAAGTTGCCAGTTAGAGCATAGGACAGAGCTCCTGCTATGATCCCCATCATTGCCCAACGACCATTATACATTTCAGTCATTTGCATGGGAGTCAGAAGACCTTTACGGTTATACTCTTGGTACACCATCTGGGGTTCTTTTGCCCACATGTTCTGCTGCCCAAACTCATTCTTTGTTACAGTCATAATACTTTGTAAAGATTTACAACATTATATAGCAAAAATAAAGAGGGGTCAAGCCCCTCTTGTTATTGTATCATGACAAACTAAGTATGAATACTCAATTAAATTTTTTTAAAAATTCTCTATTCTTTTTTATAAATCCAGTACAGTAAGAATTAACATCAAGTTGCATTTCATAATGAGCATGAAGATGAATACTTTCAATAATGATTAAAGATACTAACAAAAGGGTTGGAATCAACCATAATTCATTTGCTAATTTTTTAATACTAAACTTACTTTTAGGAATTAGTTTACTCATAATAAAAAGGGGACCCTAAGGTCCCCAATGTTTATCTGATTAAATCAGAAGCTATACTTGACACCTGCCTTAGTGCCATAACCACGGTCAACACCAGCAACGCCAGAACCGACGAAGCTAACTTCACCATAAACACCCAGTTTTTCAGTAGCAGCAACGCTCAGACCTGCCTTACCAGAAGGAACAGTGTCAGCAGCAGCACCATCAGGAGAGATGACTGAAGCACCTGCTTGGACGTAGTAACCAAGAACACCCTCAGTGCCCTCATAACCAACGTGGAAGTCAGTGGTAGTGCCAGTGTAATCTGATCCAGTGAAGCCAGAGTTAGCTTCAACATTCACGTATGGACCTGCAAAAGCAGCACCAGCGAAAAGGGGAGCAGCAGCCAGAGCTGCGAATACAGATTTGGTCATTTGAAATACCTCGTAATTTTTTACTTGTGGAATGGTTACCCACAGATGAAAAGAGACTCGACTTGTCTCTGTTGTTCACAAACCAATCAGCGAGTAATTGAGGCTTCATAGGTTTGTTGTAGCCTTTTGTAATATTACAAAAGTCCTTAATATTTATAGTATATCATTTTTGGAATCTTGTCAACCAATTAGTGGTTCCCAGAAACCATAGAATTCATAATCAAGTAATTCTCTAGTGCCAAGTTCTGGAGGTCTATTCTTCCAGAAGTTCATAACACCTTCAACATTTTGTTTATGGAATACCTCAATATGATCCTGATGAATACCAGAATCAAAGTCATACCTATAGGTAAACAGAGGCATTGAATATGTTACTCCAGAATTATAAATGATTTCTTCTGAAGTTGCTCTAGGTTTAATCTTTTGATCCAACCTATACTTGTCACCCTTAACATGATGCTTGAGTAACTTGCCAGCATGGTGCCTTGTAATCACATAGAATGCAGCACAGAAGTCATTGATCAATCTTGGGTGAAGATTTGCTCTGAGGTTCTTTGTGCTAGTGATAGCACACTGAAGTACATCCCAGTCATATGGCATTGCTGACAGGTATCCAGTCCAAGTAAATGGCCAATACTGTACAGTATCAAAGACAATATCATCCTCACAGATAATAATATAATCTAGATCTGTTTCTTCATAGAAATATTTGATTGCCTTGAGGTGAGACATTGTGCATCCAAGTTCACCTGGAGTGATTAGTTCAGGAAATCTTCCAGATAAAAATTCAGTTGCATCATTATCCCCCCTAGCATCAATACCAGAGATCCTAGTATTCTCAATCCCATAGTAGTCAAACAGACCATTCATGTGGTCTTGTCTGTCTGTTTCAGTGTCTAAATTGATCCATAGAACTGGACCCATCCCTTTAAGTTTCTTTTTAATTGTAGAAGTATCTGTCATGGTCTCCCCCATTGTGGATATCTGTGATGCTTCAAGAAAGTGTAATCCACATTTACCTTTTCAATATCAGAATAACTGTTCCTCTGCCAAGTTAAATGGGGAATTATTACATATGCATTAATCTCTCTATGGGATTCTGCATAGTGAACATCACAAGGTTTTGTTATATTAATTAGACTATCAATAAATCTATCATATACAGTATGTTTAAATCCAACAGAGTGTGCAGCAAGAGTGTACTCACACTTGAAGATATGCTCAGACACCTGTTGGAGATTCATACCATGGAAGTGTTGCCCTCCAAGGTACAACATATCCCAGTCTGCTGGAACTTCTGACACAACCTCAGAAAATCTAGTCTGTAGATTACTGTCAAATTGAATATCATCTTCCAACAAAAGGAAATTATCTAAGTTTAATTGCTTTGCATATTTAATTGCAAAGAACTGAGACAGTGCACAACCAACTGCACCTTCTTTTATTTCTGGTGGAAAGTCAAGATTCATCTTTGCACCTTCAATACCAGGAATTCTTTCAACACTCAAAGAATGTTTTGTAAATTCTTCAGAGGCTTCTTGCCATCTGTCTGGTCTTGAGTCTAGGTTGATACAAAAGATTCTACTAAAATAATCATTGAGCATTAGATTACCTCCCATCCATCAAGATAAAGATCTGTTGTGTCATGGTCAGGTAAAGAAGATCCAAACCAAATCTTTGGTGCAATGACTTGCTGACTCTTAGCTAACCATGCACCCCACCAAGAGAATGAAGAGTTTGCTATAACATGATGAGTGCACATGGACATGAAGCACATATCATATTCAGCTGGATTTCCTTCAGAGATAAAGAATCTATCTGGATCAAATATGCTTTGCATTTTACACCACTTAGGATCATCTGAAAATATAATCACAGGAACATTTGGAAGTTTCTTCAATGCCTCCACATAATACTCAATAGGTGGAACTGGATGAAAAGATTGCAGATGCAAATAGTCACCTCTCCTAATATGCAGAGAGATGACTTCTTTTGATTGGACTTCCTTCTCTAAAAATTCTTGACAAAAATCTACAATATAATCAGCAAAGGTAAAATCTTTTCTGATATCATCTTCAATATGTTTGAAGTATTTCTCAGACTGAAAGTATCCATACAGATCTACATTGTCTTCACAAGTATTGAAAATACTTTCATCAAAATGATATCCAGATTCCTGGAGCATTTTGTTTGGCATAAGACCTTTATTATATTTGTCTAAGTCAAATGCATCATAGATACTAGTCTTTGAATTTTTTACATTAGGATCACTAACTCCAAATACATCTTCTGAGGGAATACAAAAATCAAATCCTCTATTAGCAGCAATACCTCTTAAAGAAGCATACTGAAACATTTGATTACCAAGTCTTCCCAGATTTCCTAGTTGATTAAAAGAGATCATTGCAGGTAATTAGTATAGATAAAATCTTCAAGAACTTCAATCTGTTTTACTCTTTCCAGATTATCTTTGATTGCATCCATTTTACTCTCATAGATTTCATCAGAGATTTCAAACTCATCAGTCAATTCAATAATACCATCTTTGTTGAAATGATCTGCAATGTCAGGAGATCCCAGATAAACAGGGATAGTACCAGTAGCAAAACAATCAAGAATCTTCTCTGTGTAATATGATTCATAAACTCCATTCTCAATGACTACAGAGAACATGTAATCACATAGACCTTCTTCCTTAGTAGCAATCTCATTAAAACCTCTACCATAAAGATCTACCTGATCACCAATCTTTTCCACCCACTGAAGTCTATTCTTCTGACCTTCAGTGAATGCTTTGTTTGATGAGATCATAGAGATCATCTTAGTCTTCTCATAGATCTTTGGTTCATTAATCCAAAATCCTTGAGCAGGAACCCACTTAAACCTAGAGTCCAAAGCAAGTAGATCTTTGTCATGAGTAAAGATGTACTTAAACACCTTGAAGTATTCTTCTAGATTGGATTTAATTTCTTCTGTAATGCCAGGGACAACAAACTTAGATTCAAGCAACCATCCATACTTAACACCATCAACACCATCAGTAAATGCTTGATTGATGTTTTGGTCAACATATACAGTTTCATCTGCAGACAGATCAAATGCCCACTCTACAAACTTAGACTCTTTGCCATGAACAGAATATCCTTTGTTGCCACCAGTAAGATGGGTAAAAGAATTTCCAACTAGATTAATCTTGTACTTCATAATTGATGTAGTTTTTGTCCTTTAAGTTTTTTATTTTGCTTTCAAAGAAAGGGTACATAATCCACTGTGGAGATTTTACCACAATGTCTGGTGTAATTTCAAGTGCTGTCCTAAATTTTATTGGACCTTCATATTGATCCATTGCTGCTCCCCAACGAATACCAGGAATTCCTTTCCCCCACTTCTTAATGAATACTGACATAGAAGTTTCATGGAACTTCATAGATGTCAAATGATGAATATCATTCCTAACAAATCCAGAATGTTTTTCAATCTCAACAAAATTAAAATCTATTTTGTTATGAACTCTATGGTGAAGAGGATCATTAACAGAACTAGATTCTCTATTGTAGATCATTTGTCTTAGGAAATAATCACAATCTTGCCAACCTATGTTGCAGTATCTCTCATCCCAAAGACCAACAGATTTAATTGCATCTACAGTATAACTATGAAATGCATCACCACATCCAGCAGAAATAAAACTATAAGTTTTATGATACTCAACTAATGTATCAATGATGTCTTCATTGTATTCAACATCATTCTGAGAAAGAATAACAATATCAGAGTCAGGATTATCAACATCTCTGAATCCATCTATTAGACACTCATTCCAGTTTCTAGCAAGATGACCAGTGGAGAAGGTTGGTCTTGTATTATTGTTTACTACTTTCACAGAGAGGTTGATATCTTCTAGCAAGACAGAAACATCTTTGTAGTTATTGACTACTGTGATTTCATAATCATAATTTTTAATTCCACTTTTCTCAAATGACTTTAGAGTTTTATTCAACTCCAAGTCATTATCATAAGTTACAAAGTAAACTTTAATTTTCATAGGATGCAAATAGCAGTATCTTGAACCATATTGTCATGATAATATTCATCATTCCATTCTTCAAAGTCCCACTTAACTAGATCAAGTTCTTCATAGAACTGTCTAACTTCCTTGAGTCTAATGTCCCAAACATTATCAATTACAATGAGAGTATCTTTGTCTGCAACAGACATAGCAACTTCAAAGTCTCTCTTCACCCCTTCATAAGAGTGATCTCCATCAACAAAGATGAGGTCATATCTTCCACCAAAATCTTTTGATGCTTCCTTTAGAATTGCAATGTTCTTCTCACTAATTTCATCATTAGTATAGTCAACAAA